CAAATTGATAATAAGATTCCTGGAGTTGCTTCAGTAGCTCAGCGATCAGGAAGACCATTAAAATCTATTAAAGAAAGATTAAATGGTAAAACAGGACGAGTTCGAGGTAATTTAATGGGAAAACGTGTTGATTTTTCAGCACGATCTGTAATTACCCCCGATCCAAATTTATCTATTAAACAATTAGGTATTCCATTAAAAATTGCAAAAAATATTACTAAGCCTGTAATTGTTAATAAACAAAATAAAGGCTTTCTCTTAAAATTAGTAAAAAATGGCCCAGATAAACATCCTGGTGCTAAAATATTAGAAAGAAAAAATGGTGAAAATATTTCTCTTAGATATACTGATCGAGATTCTATTAAATTAGAAATTGGAGATATTGTTCATAGACATATGATTGATGGCGATGGTGTACTATTTAATAGACAACCAACTCTTCATCGAATGTCAATGATGTGTCATATTGCTAAAATTATGAATCAAGGTGATACATTTAGAATGAATGTAGGTGATACTAAACCTTATAATGCAGATTTTGATAAACGACAAGTTTCACCGCAATTAATGCGGTAACAAGTCTCTGTCAAAAACAGGGGGGCTGAAAAGGCTGCTACCCCCTAGTCTATTGTTCTTTAGGAAAAAATATAAAAAAGAAATTCTGTTTATATAATAATATGGAACTATCAAAACGTCAAGAACTATCAAAACAAATTATAGACAATCCAGAACTTAGATATTGTGAAGTATATAAGCTCACAAATCTTACAACTAATAAATGTTATATCGGTCAAGCGGTATCTCATATACTTAATCATAAACGTTATCGTCCTTACGGTAGCAACGGAAGATTTAGATGTCATATATCTGAAGCGTTTTCAAAGAAAAAAAATCAAAGTCATTATTTAAATAATGCTATACGAAAATATGGTGTTAATGATTTTGAAATAGAAATTTTAGAGTGCTGTGAATTACAAGATTCAGATGAGCGAGAAACCCACTATATAAATTTAAATAATACCATATTTCCAAATGGGTATAATTTAAAATTAGGTGGAAAACAGTTTACACATACATCAGAAAGCAAACGAAGAGTTTCTACAGGAGTTCACGAATATTATTCACAACAAAAATTTGAACGTTTTAGAAATATATCATTAATAGATGACGATATTGAAAAGTATATAAAACCACTCAACCGAGATAATTCACAATATGGATGGTATGTTTATATTGATAGAAAAAAAGCAGATTTTGGAGGAGTTCATATTACTATAGAAGATAGTAAAAAAATGGCTATAAATTTTATTAATAAATTAAAAGAAGAACAAAAGGCAACATACCTTGATGCGGGAAACTCCTTAGAGCCCACTACTACCACCTCATAATGGAAACATAATGAGGGAACTCGGTTAATAGCCGAACCCAACGGTAATAATGTAGTGGGATTGGACAATCCGCAGCGTTACTGTCTAAGTCCGTTATGATAGGATATGATAGGCGCTCAGAGACTGAACGGGTATGGGTGAACTGTGATAGTCTAATCAACTTGAGTTTGCTTAAGATACAGTCCGGCCCTTTGGGAAACCTTTGGGATTCGTCGGGAGACGAAATGAATATGCATATGCCACAAAATATTATGGCAGAGACTGAATTGAAGAATTTGGCTGCAATTCCTTATCAAATAATTAGTCCTGCCAGTTCTTCCCCTATTATTGGTATATTTCAAGATTCTATGTTGGGTTCATATCGTTTTACAAGACCCAACGTAAAGTTAACTCCAAAGCAGGCTATGAATCTTCTTATGATGTATCCAAATGTGGATGTAGAGAAATTAAATAAAAAAGAACTTACATCCTTTGATGTGTTAAGTCAAATTACACCCTCTTTAACCATCAAGAGAAAGACAGGTTTGTTTGATGAGAGTGAAGATTATGAAACCAGTAATAATGTATTAGAAATTCGTAATGGTGAATTTAAGAGAGGACAGTTGGATAAAAAGTGTTTCGGAAATAATGGAATTACCCATAGAATATTTAATGATTTTGGAAACCGAGCAGCAAGTGATTATATTGATAACCTGCAAAATGTTATTACTGAATATATGAAATCAAGTGCTTTTAGTGTTGGTATTAGTGATTTGATTGCAGACAATAAAACTACGGATAGTATTATTCAAGCAATTACAGCTCAAAAGCAAGAGGCACAGTCAATTATTGATAAGGTTCATTTGGGTATTTTTGAAAATAATACTTCTTATACCAATAACGAAGAGTTTGAAAGTAATATTAATAATGTATTGAATGAGGCAACAAAACAAGCAGGAAATATTGGCAGAAAATCTTTAAGTAAAAACAATCGCTTCTTGATGATTGTAAACTCAGGCTCTAAGGGTTCTTCTTTGAATATTTCTCAAATGATTTCTTGTGTAGGACAGCAAAATGTAGAAGGAAAGCGTATTCCTTATGGTTTTGATAGTAGAACACTTCCTCATTACAGTAAATATGATGATTCTCCTGGTTCAAGAGGATTTGTAGAGAATTCTTATATTACAGGTCTTACGGCTCCTGAGCTATTCTTCCACGCTATGGGTGGTCGTGTTGGTTTGATTGATACAGCTGTAAAAACATCTCAGACTGGTTATATTCAGAGAAGATTAATTAAGGGTCTGGAAGATTTAAAAGTAGAATATGATATGTCAGTTAGAAATAACAAGGGAAAGATTATCCAATTCGCTTATGGAGATGACGGCTTTGACTCTACACGTGTAGAAAATCAAGGAGTAAAATTGGCAGGACAATCTCTTGAAGATATTTATTTGCATTATGATATTCCAGGTGTAAATGAAGAAAAGGAAGTGCTGGTAAATGTATATACAAAAACAACTATTCGTCGCTTGAAAAAGGAAAAATCTAAGGCAAAAGAAAAATGTAAAGAGATGATTGATATGATGATTGAAGCACAGGAAAATATTATTGACAAAGTGTTTTTAAATAAAAATGAGGATAGCGTCCAAGTGCCTATTGGATTTCAGAGTATTATCTTGAATATTCAAAATCAATTGGGTTTGCATTCAAATTCTCTTGTGGATATTACTCCTATGGAGATGTTTGATTTGATTGATATATATAAGAAAAAACTGGATAGTTTGCATTTCATGAAAGAAAATAAATTGTTTGATGTTTTATATTATTATAACTTGAATCCCAAGGACCTTTTGGTGAATAAAAGATTTCACAAGAAAGCCTTGGTGTTATTATTAGAAACTATATTGTTGAAATATAAACAAGCAATCGTTCATCCTGGAGAGATGGTTGGTGTGATTGCAGGTCAATCAATTGGAGAGCCTACTACACAATTAACTTTGAATACTTTCCATTTATCTGGAGCATCTGCTGGTGCAACTGTAACAAGAGGTGTGCCTCGTATTGAGGAGATATTGCGTCTAACCAAGAACCCCAAAACACCCTCTTTGAATATATACTTGAAGAAGTATGATGAAACAAATCAACAAAAGGTAGTTCAATACTCTAATATGATCGCACACACAAAGATGATTGATTTGGTAAAGGCAATTGAGATTTGTTTTGACCCTGATGACAATAATACAAAAATTATGAAAGATGAACTATTACTCAAACAGTATTACGAGTTTGAAAATATGTTTTCAGGATGCAACGAACACTTAGAGGAAAGTAATGAAGAAAAATCAAAATGGATTATTCGTATGGAATTTGATGCAGAAACATTATTGGAGAAAAATATTACTATGGATGATATTCACTTTGCAATTACAAACAGCTATTACGGAAAAGAGTTGAATTGTGTATATAGTGATTTAAATTCAAAAGATTTGATTTTTAGAATCAGATTAAATAGCTCTGTATTGACAAAAACAAAGAAGGATAAGACAACAGATATGAGTTTGGACCAATCCGACCACATTTACTTGCTTCGCAATTTCCAAGAAAATATTTTAAATGATATTGTATTAAGAGGTATTTCTAATATTACAAATGTCTTACCTGTAAAGGTGCAAAATAATGTAGTAAAGGATGATGGAAGATTTAAACAACAAGATATTTGGACTTTGCAAACTACAGGAAGTAATTTGTTGAAGATATTGGCTGAGGATTATATTGATAGCTCAAGAACAATCAGTAATGATATCAAGGAAGTGTATGATGTTCTAGGAATTGAAGCGGCCAGACAAATTATATATAATGAGATTATGGATGTGATGAAGGCGAGTGGTGTAAGCATTAATTATCACCATTTGAGTTTATTGTGTGACCGTATGACATCCAACGAAGGAATGGTATCAATCTTCCGTTCAGGTATTTTGAATGATAATATTGGTCCAATTTCCAAATCAACTTTTGAGGTTCATACAGAAGTGTTGCTAACTGCATCTAGACATGCTGATTTCGACCATATGAGAGGTGTCTCAGCAAATATTATGACAGGACAACTCGGTAATTTTGGAACTGGTTCTTGTGGAATCGTTTTAGATTTAGAGAAGATGAGGTCATTAGAAAATGAAGATTTTGAAAAGAATGAGGATGAAAAGGAAATTGAAAAGGTATTTGGTGAAGTAGAAGAAGCAGAAAATATGTATTCTAAGTCTAATATTGAAATTAAAAATAACATTTCAACTATTCGCAACACTGACGTAACAGATTGTGTGGATGATGACTATGAAATGGAATTTTAGGTGTAAATTAAAATAATATGAAAACTTTTTTTATATTATTATAACATACGATGCAAGTATTCGTAAAAACCTTGACTGGAAAAACTATTACATTAGAAGTAGAGCCAAATGACACTATTGATAATGTAAAACAAAAACTACAAGAGAAGGAGGGTAAATATATTATGCCCTGAAAAGTAACACGCCACTAAAATTCGGGATCTTTTAGTGGGTAAACGTTTGAACCCCGAATGATTTAAGATACACTAAAAAGACATATTAAATTAAATCATAGTTCAGTTGCTAGTGATTCTGTTTCAAACTTTGAAACAAATTGCGACACACCTTATAATGACGGGAACTCCCTTAGAGCTTAAACCACGACTTATATGTTGGAAACTCATATAATAGGCAGGGTAATGACCTCGCTCATCGTAATAGCGTTTAAGATTGGGTAATCCGCGGCGACAGCACCTAAGTCCGTTATGGTAGGATATGGTGTAGCCTCAACGACCGCACGGGTGTGGGCTTGAGAAGTTACCAACTTCTGTGATGGCTTAAGATACAGTCTAGTCCTATAGGGAAACCATAGGTGGGGATCGATACCTCCAGATCAGCAACGTTTAATTTTTGCTGGAAAACAACTTGAAGATGGTAGAACA